TTGACATAAACAATGGCACACCGAGCTTTGGGCATCTCAAACCCCATTCGGTAAGCTGATAACTGCATTTGGTGGTCAAAAAAGTAATCAAGCTTGTCTAGGTCTTTCTCAGTCGTTTTAAAGTCAACCACAAAGCCTGACTTGGCAACTAGGTCGCATTTACCGCCAAACCCACCATAAGCAAAGGACTTCTCAGAAATCCATAGCTGTGAGCCAAAATGCTCGTTTATGGCGTTTTCTACGGCTCGGACATAGGGTGGTAGCTCAGGTATGTAAATGCCCTCGTAGAAGGCTTCTATGACCCCATGTATCTGCGTTCCCCGTTCCGCAGCTTGCTTGGCGGTTTCCTTGCTATCAGCAACGACCCGACTTAGCCAATCTTCCTCAGATTCACCCTCTAAGCGAGGTAATGTAAGAGCGGACAATATGGCTTGTTGTTGTTTCCATACATCCAATGCGGGTTTTGACGCACAACCAATAATTGTGGTAACTGAGGGCAATAAGCCATGTTCTCTTGCGTCTTTGACAGTTGAGTTTCTTTCTTTCCCGTTCTTGCCAATGATGCGATAGGCTGGACTGCCATCGGGTAAGTACCAATGACCATTTTGTTCTTCCCTTTCTTTGACTATCAATTTATTCTCCCAAATTCGCCACAATATTTATTAACCGCTTCTACATAAGCCAAATGAGCTTGTTCGGGGCTTGAAAAATAACCCAAAAATAGGCGTGATTTATTAATTGCTAGTCTTGCAGAATACTTATGGCAAGCCTTTACCCAAGTAACACCTTTAAAGCCTGTGGTATTTCTTTTATGTTTGCCACGATTAGCGTTATTTTGTGCGGAAGTTGCTAAACGCAAGTTTTCTATAGCATTGTTTTGTGGGTTGCCATCAATATGGTCTAGTTGTTTTGGCAAATAACCATAATGGTAGGCCCAAATTAAGTTATGAACTCTGTAACTTTTTGGTCTTAACAAAACTTTTCTGTAGCCCTCTTTGTCAAGATTGCCTACTAAATTGCCTTGTTTGGCAGAACCTCTACTTATTTTCCAGTATAGGTTGCCGTTACGATATTCAAAATATTCGTGCAGTTTATCCAACATAATTCCCCCTGTTAAACATTACATTAACTGTAGCACAGCCGTTCTATCTTCTAGGTTTTTAACCCTGTCGGCACAAGCCTGAACCACAGTCTTAATGACAGTTTCCAAGTCATCTTGGGCAAATCCGATGATGGGTACTTCTTCATCGTAGCCCCGTTCTTGAAAGGTCTTGACTGTATATTTTTGGTCAATAAAGTCTTTAATCATGTGGTTCATAGCTCGCTCCTAAAGGTTACCCCCTAAAATGGAACATCGTCATCAATAATTGCTGCGTCTTGCAACTGCTTATTTACATCAGGTTTATTAAAGGTGTTGCGGTACTCGGCTGACAGCATGATTTGGTCTTTTAGACCTTGCGATAAGCTGTCAAAAACTTCTTGGTCAAACTTTTGCAAGTCAAACAATACGCAAGGGTTTACGCCCTGTGGTACACCCGCTTTTTGTACGATTGCGGGAACTGGGGTAATAGCCACCGCATCTGCGTAGGTATTGCCGTTATTGGCAGTCCTATGCTGAACAGTAACCATGCACCATTTATCTAACAAATTGCGTAAGTCAAAGCCACGCAACTCATCATCGGTAAATGATTTGCCACGCCAAGATTCCAAGTCTTTCCGTAACGAAGCCTTATCGCCTAGCGACAGCGTGTAGTTGCGTGTTTGGATAAGGGGTTTGCCCTCAATCTTTAAATCATCGCCATGAAGCTCCCAAAAGAACTTCACTTTGCGTAGCATCTTGACTTGACCCATGTACTCGGACTTCTGTGTACCTAAGTCAATAATTCGGTATAAACGAGCTAGGTGCGACCCTACTGGGGCTACCTTAAACTCTTTCTTTTCTGTAGTTGTGCCTGTCACAATCATTGTTTCCCCCCAAAAATATTAGAAAAATCATCCACAATAGCAGTCAATAATGGATTAACCCTACGCTTGTTAGGGAGTCCACAATGAAACCTAATTAGGTCAATTTCTGCCAAAGTCAACATATCGCCATCCTCTGCCTTATCTAAAGCTATCTCAAGGCGTTCTTGGTCTGCCATCATTTCGTTATGTAATTGCTGTAAGTCATCCATAATCATCTCCAAAAGTAAACAGCTTATGCTGTACCACCATATTAAGGCAATTTAAGCGTTTGTGCAAATTTATTTGTAAGTGTTGGATAAATGTGACTATTTAATGTTAAGATAATTGAATGAAGAAAAAAGTGTTTACCGATAGCCAAATTATCGAGTTACTGGGTGGGCCTACCAAAATAGCCAAAATCTGCAAAATTAGCGTACCTGCGGTGTCTATGTGGAAAAACTCAGGTATTCCAGCCGATAAGATGGTTTATTTAGGGGCTTTGTTAGAACAAGAATCCAAAGGATTGGTAAGCCGTAAAGACTTATTTCCTGACTCATACCAGTTGATATGGCCTGAGTTGCGATGAGCGACCCATTTAAAATAATTGAGCCTACTGTTATTAGTTTTAGCGGTGGGAGAACCTCAGCTTATATGCTTTGGCGTATATTGCAGAGCAACAATGGTTTGCCTAACGAAGCAATTGTTTGT